TATGATAATCTCATGTCCCTTTTCTGCTCAACGCTTAATTTGCCAAGCTGACCCTCCGCTTCTTGGACCCATTCAGCAAATTCATGATGAATTGATCTATCAGCACCTTTTGAGGCAATAGCAACACTCTTATCATTTATTTCGTCGCCTATATTTAAATTACACAAAATTTCAAATTTTATGCTTTCTAGCTCTTCAAACTGCTCTGAATTGAGGTTTCTAAGGGATGATTTCTCAAAAGCCTCTAACAAAACAGGGTTGATTATCTTAGAAATTTGCTCCTGAGCCTGCTTTGCCCATAGTTCTACACTGGCTTTCAATTTAGGAGTAAACTGCTTTGGCTTTCTCTTCTGAACGTCATTTGAGTTCTTTGGTCGTCCCGGTTGTCCAGCATTATTTTCTGGCTCAACAGATGGGCCACTTTTCTCTTTTTCTCTTACATCAACCAAAGAGTCACCAGTCTTTTCTTCCAATTCCAATCCCACTTCAGAAGGACTGCTAACTCCTGTCTGGAGAGCAATCTTCTTCAATCCGTAATCTTTATCTACTTGATGATAAGGGCTTACCTTTTCCATATCTTTGTTATCTCTAGTCTTATTTTCTTGCTGAACCCTTCTGTCCTCGATTTCTGGGACAGCTTTGATGTGTCGTCTAACAAACTCGTCGCTGACGATATTTCTGTCTGCCATGTTAAGTAGTAGATTAGCCATTGAAGCTGGATCTTCTAAATACATGATATCAAATTCAACAATAGCTGGTTGTCTGAAACCCATAGCTCTTTGGACTAGCTTGATCTGCTCATTCCAGAACTTCATTAGAATACCTCTAACATAGTTCAATCTCTCTACTAAAGTCTTTAGAGAAATAAAGTTATTAGTAGTACCAGCAGATCCAAAAGTACCAGTAAGTGTTGGAGGAATCCCCAAACTTGCATAGATAGCCATAAGAGTTGGCTTGTACTTCTCTTCACCTAGATAGGACTGGATATCGCTGCTCGTTTCAAGCAATTCGATATCTGGTCCCCATATAATGTCTACAGTTCCGCCACCCACATTTGCTCCAAGCATGTCAGAAAGGGTAGAAGCAGCAGTAGGAGTTGGTGCTAATTTATGCTCCAAGCTACCAATTTTCCACACTCTAATCTTATTCATCGCACCGTCCAAAGCGGCTTTATCTGTAAGCTGCAATCTCTGATATAGGTTCAATGCTTCAAATGCGGAATAGGTCATTGGGTCTGCCCAACTCTGCCAATCATCCTTTTTATAGTAGTAAATGTTCGTTTTTTCAGGTGGCAAAATTATCTTGCCATTACCCTCTGCGGCTTTCAAAATATCTGGAGAAATCGTATCCAGAACCTCTCTCGCTCTTGGGTCGTCGCTGTGCTGAATCTTCTTGATTTGGTTTTGTAGATTCAATGGTACGGATAATCTAAGTGCGTTTTTATTGGATAGAACACCTAATGAGCCACCAATCGGTTCCACCAACAATGGGTCAATAAAATTATATCTCCAAGGAATCTCATTCTTTTTAAATACCGGATCATCGAAATCGGATCTAACATCTGCGGCAATAGACCTTTGCATATCCAATCTTTTTTGCTTATTGATCTTTGCTGTGTACCACCGAATTGGCACATTCGCTTCTCTGAAGAGAAGATGGGCTAGACGTTCAGAAACTCTAAGTCCTTCCACGTTGGTAAACCAATCATTGTAGAATCTTTCGATCCTTTTATTAGGATGCACCAGTCTGATACCTTGACTACAAAAATCTCCCATAAGATCAATAGCATTGTGAACCAAGCCAATTCTTCTATAGGCATATCTACCAAAAGCAATTATATCCTTTGGTTTTTGAGGTGCTGCCTGTCCCGGTCTAAACCAATCGAAATCTGCACTATTAAGTCCCGGCCTACCGCCAGCATAGTCTGTAAGGTTTCTAAAATCTCTTTGATATGAAGCCCCAGCAGTCGAGTGAGATGCTTCTTCTAGAGTTTTTTGATATGTGCTAAAAGCTAAATCCTGATTATCTTCGGATGCCCAGCTTACATATGCAGGTGCATTTTCACCAAAAGCGGCCTGTTCAATCATTTTTGACTTTGGATATTTATTCTTAGACATTTGCTCCAACCTTATAAACTAAGTAAAATTATCAATGGTTATTCTATTATACACCAATGGGCATTGAATTGTGTATTAATGCCTATTTATAATTCTTACAGAGTTCATAGTGTATGATTTGGCCCAGTCTTGACCGAAATACATGTTTTCTTTGTTTTCTGACTGTTTTCCATACAGATTATTAGCTGCTCTACCGATCACATTATAAGAAGGATTCGGAATTTCCCTGTGTATTTCCCTAGCAATCATATTGGCAATAATCAAAGCACTGTATCTATCTTTTCTCATTCTGCCCTTCTTTCCGGTTCCAAGCTTGATCTCAGGAGTGTCAAACCTTTCTCTACCAGCAGAAGTTCTAGTTACCATAATTGTTGATAGTTCTGTTTTCAACTCTTCGATATCCATAACTGTATCTTCAAGCGTATCGAAAAGCTTTAGATTAGCTGTATCGCCAAATTTCTTTTTCATCTCATTGAATCTAATCTCATCCTGACTAGAAATCATACCAAGGGTCAACTGGTCAAATCTAGGGAATAGGAACATTTTATCTTCCATATCTTTCCTAAGACCATGATTAGCACCAGATAGCCACTGAGCATTTGCGAACTGAACTAGCTCTAAGATATGCAAACCAGACAAGCGATCTGTATCTTTTTCTTTATTCTCATCTATTACTGGCAAAATAGGAACTTCGTTGAAAGCAGGGTTCATTTTATCTGGATCTCTCAATCCTTCAGCAATAGCATATCCTCCACCCTGAGCATCCAAACCTATCTTGACACAAGGGAAAACCTGCATCAAATCTCTAATCTTTCTAACGCAGAACCCATAATAATCATCTACATTAGTAAGACCCATCTTTTTTCTTGTCTGGAAGTCTTTCTTGTTTGTTGTCCAAGAGTAAACTATTCTTTGATGTTCAGCATGAAGCTCAAGAACAATAATAGCAAAATTATCAACCTCGGAAGCTGGGTCAATTCCAAATACATACTTACGATCAGATCTACCTCTAATCATAACATCAAAGGGGTCTGGACAAAATGTGGGCCAACCATCTTTGGCTATATTCTTATCACTAGCCACACATGCTTCAATAGTTGTTCGTTTAAAGAAGCCTTGAGAGTCTTTAGCAAAGCAAGCACCATACTCCATCAAGTAAATACCATTATGCATAGTTGCCCTAGAACGAGAAACCTGCTGGTCATCCATAAACCCTTCAGGAATCAATTCATACGGCATCCTTATAACAGAGAACTCTCTATGATTAAGCCTCTTCATATAGTCTGGTATTTCATCTGCCTTACCTTCTTCTTCTGAATCTGAAATCATTTTTTCAACATTTCCACCACTCTTGATAGTGGATTTATATTTTCTATGATAATCTGCATAAGGTTCAAAATCATATCCAGCCGTTCCAGATAATATAGACTGGTTTTTATGCCGAGTGTCAAATTGCTTTTCATTGGCCTCAGTCCACACACCATCTTTTTTCATGGCTTTTCGTTTGGCAGCTTCTTTTACATTCCCAGAGGGATCTTTAGAAACAGCGGCAAAACCGGCAACAACAGTTTCATAAATCTCAACAGGAATGGAGTTAAATTCGTCAGCTATAATTGTATGAGCGCGAAGACCACGAATCTTGTTACCATCACCAAGAGGAACGGCAACAGTCCAACTATCATTAATCTTCAAGGTACAGCGGTCAACATCACGACGAGGACCACTTGAGTCACTACATAGACTTCTTAGAATTGGAGCATTTTTCCAAATGACATCCATATATTCAAAAATAACTTTGGACTGCCTAAAGGCAGCGCCTACTATTACTATCTTTGAGCCGGGAACCAAAAGGTTTCGCAGAGTACCATAAACCGCCAATAGAAACGATTTACCAAAACCACGACTAGCAATATACATAGGAAAGGACTTACTCCAAAGCTCTTGCATAATAACAACCTGCTCAGGAAGCAAATCAATATTTAGCAAGGTCTTCACAGTCCAATGCATATACTTAGGATTCCTCATGATCTTTAAAACATGAAGATGAAAGTTTTCTTGCGCCCACTCATCAAGATCAAGAAGAGGATTCTCCATCCCCTTGATATCTTCGTTCTTGAGTCTTAGCCAAGCATAATCATAACTCTCTATGTCGTAACTCATGAGCTTTCCTTAATATCCTATAAGCTAATTTCTCTGCCTTGTATTTATCACCACAAGCAATCACATGGATACCGTAATCTTCTCTTGCGGTATGAATTACTTTTCGTATGTATTTTGCAGGAATCTTTAACTTATTTCTAACGTGTTTTGGAACCTTGGCTGATCTAGGATATGTGTCTACATCGTACCAAGAAAATTCAAAAAGGATATAGGCATGTTTACACTCAGACATGCGTTCCATACACTTCTTCCATCTTTTCTCAATACAGTTGTGGGCAAACTCATCTATGCTTTGTTTTCTTTCAACACAAACATAATGCTCTAGACCCTCGACTGTATAATCGCCAGTATCAACCTTGGCAATTTCTGTACCCCAACAATAGGCGTCTGGTTCAAAAGTCCAGCCATGTTCGGGTTTTTCTCTTGTGTCGCGTATTATTGTGAATTTTTGCATTGTTCTATTCTTTGAACTTTTTGATTTTCTCTAGCATCTGCCATTCTAGAACCTTCATG